ACGGAGAGGGGGGCCTGAAATGCCGGACATCGATGTTCGTCGGCTGCGGGCCGTTATGGCGCTTCACGGAGACACGGGGAAGAGCCTGGCCCGAAAACTCGGGTTGCACCCGAGCACCTTGTCCAAGACGCTCAACGGGCGGCGGGAGTTCCGGGTGGGCGAGGCCCTGAAGATTTGCGAGCTGTACCAACTTACGCCGGCCCAGGTGGCCACCATCTTCTTCTCCGGCGGGCGACATGGGAGCGCTTGAAACGACAAACCGCCCGGAGGCGGCAACCGGCACGGGCGGCTCGAAAGGAGGCTGGCTTATGTCAAGTATAACACCTTTACACGAAGACCGTCAAGACGCAGGACAGGCCCCGTTGGACANGGCAGCGGCCTACCTGGAGCTAGGCATCCCTATCCTGCCCCTGTGCGGCCCGAAGCATCGGTGCCCATCGCCCGGCAAGGTGCCGGCGGATCTGCGGTCGGGGGCCCACCTGGCAGACTGGCCGACCCGGGCCGTGAGGACGCTGGACGAGCTGGATGAGTTGCTGCGGCAACCCTTGGCCCGCCGGGCCAACATTGGCGGGCTCATGGGGGCCGAGTCGGGGCTCGTGGCCGTGGACGTGGACGGCCCCGAGGGAGAAGTGGGCCTGCAGGAGCTGTCCGGCGGGGACCTACCGAACACCTGGGAGTATCACACTTCGCCCGGCCGGCGGCGGCTGATCTACCGGCTCCCGGCCGGCATTACCATTCCATCCAGCACGCCGAGGCCAAAGCTCGACATCCTGGGCGAGCGGAAGCAGGCCGTTCTGCCTCCGAGCCTGCACCCTTCGGGCCATCGCTACGCCTGGGCACCCGGCCGTGACCCGTGGACCTTTGGTCCGGCGGCACCGGCGCCAGAGTGGCTGCTGCGGCTGGCCGCCCGCCCCGCAGGGGAGCGGACGCCGCCGGAGGAGTGGCGGCGACTTGTGGCCCAGGGTGTGGCGGAGGGTGAGCGCAACAACGCCCTGGCCCGGCTTGTGGGGCACCTGCTGCGCCGTCGTGTGGACCCCTTTATGGTGGTGGAATTGGCGCTTGCCTGGAATGCCACCCGTTGTCGCCCCCCTTTGCCCGAGGCCGAGGTACTTCGGACGGTGGATTCCATTGCCCGGGCGGAGGCCCGGCGNCGGGGGGTGCTGGTGAATGCGTGAGTTGCNTGGAATCGNGGCGCTGGCCCAGGCCGAGCAGCAGGAGCGAGAGGCGCGAGAGGAGTTCGCCACCCCGGAGTGGCCTGCCCCGATGGCACCGGAAGCGCTCCACGGGTTACCGGGCGAGTTCGTGCGGCTGGTGGAGCCGCACACCGAGGCGGACCCCGCGGGGCTGCTGGTGCAGTTCCTTGTGGCGATGGGTAACGTTATCGGCCGGGGGCCGCACTTCGTGGCCGAGGGGAGCAGACACTACCTGAACCTTTTCGCTGCGTTGGTGGGATTGACAGCCAAGGGTCGCAAGGGGACGAGTTGGGCACATACCGGGAACATCGCGGCGGCCGTCGATGAGACTTGGAAGGACCGGGTAGTTCACGGGCTTTCAAGTGGTGAGGGCCTGATATGGGCGGTGCGTGACCCCATCACCCAGCGGCAACCTGTCAAAGAGAAGGGCCGGTTGACAGGCTATGAGGACGTTGTGGTCGACGCCGGCGTGGAGGACAAGCGGCTGCTGGTCGTTGAGGGCGAATTCGCTACGGCCCTGCGGGTGCTAGGGCGAGAAGGGAACACTCTTTCGGCCGTCGTCCGCAATGCTTGGGACACCGGCGAACTGCGAACACTCACGAAGAATTCGCCCGCGAAGGCAACCGGCGCCCATATCTCCATCATCGGACACGTCACCCGAGACGAGCTGCTGCGCTACCTGGACACCACCGAGGCTGCTAACGGCTTCGCCAACCGGTTCCTGTGGGTTTGTGTCCGCCGATCCAAGGTGCTGCCCGATGGCGGCCGGCTGCATGAGGTGGACATGGCCCCCTTCATCCGCAGGCTGCGGGCCGCCGTAGAGTTCGCCCGCAGCGTGGGCGAGCTTCGACGGGACGAGGAGGCCCGGGCGATCTGGCACGAGGTGTACCCGGAGCTGTCCGAGGGCAAGCCGGGGCTGCTGGGCGCCGTGATAGCCCGGGCCGAAGCCCAGGTGATGAGGCTTGCCTGCCTCTACGCCGTGCTTGATATGTCCACCGTGGTGCGCCGGGAGCACCTGCTGGCGGCCCTGGCGGTGTGGGACTACTGCGAGGCGTCCGCCCGGTTCATCTTCGGGGACGCCCTGGGCGACCCGGTGGCGGACGAAATTCTGCGGGCGCTGCGACAGGCCGGCGAGGAGGGCATGACCCGGACGGCCATCCGCGAGGTCCTGTTCCAGCGGAACATGCCGTCACGGCGGATCCAGAGAGCCTTGGCTGTTTTGGTGGAGGCCGGGCTGGTATCGGTGGAGCGAGTCACCGACACCGGCGGACGGCCAGCGGAGATATTCCGGGCTATAGTACGCCATAAACGCCATTAACGCCATAAGTCACCNCCAACCCCGGGGTTTTGGCGTTAATAGCGTTAATGGCGTAAGAGAGGTGAGTTCCGTGGCGAGCTACCTAGAGATGGCGAAGCGGGTTCGCACCGAAAGTAAGCCGGCTGCTCCGTCCTGGCGGGACTGCACCCCGGAGGAGGTCCAGCAAGAGCTGGCCCGATACAAGCGGGAGGGCTGGATCGCCATCTACTCCGAGGTGCTGGGCGAACCCATCATCTTGGCCCGGGACGAGGAGGCCGCGAAGGCGGCGCCGGCGGGGTTCGTGGTCTACACGGAAGCGGAGGTGGCCCTGCTGTTGACGGCCACGCCGGATGAACTGCGGCAGATGCATGAGGCCAAGAAGTTCTGCGGTGGTCGCGTGGTGGAGTGGCGACAGACGGAAGAGGAGGAGAAGCCGGCATGACCTTCACCGAGTGGCTGAGCAAGCAACGACATAGGAACGACCCGGTGGGCGACCTGGCGCGAGACGTGAGTTGTGACCCCACCTGGCCGCGCCGGGCTCGGACGTTGCGGACCTTTGAGCGCTACCTGGACAATCAGGACGCGTGCCTCGGGGNCATGAAGGCACTAAAGCGAGCCTGGAGTGAGTACCAACACACCCGGCACCTGTTCACGGGGACGGAGGAGGTGGCCCGCGGGCCGTCAAGGTAATAACCTTGACACACAGACGTTCTCCCATGTATCATGGGGGCGAAGGGAGCGGATCGTGGTGCCGACGCTACCTTTGCCCCCTTGTCGCGTTCCGGGGTGTCCGAACCTGCAGACACCGAAGCGCAAGGGATACTGCGAGGAGCACCAGCACCTGGACGACGAGCGGCGCCGGCGGGGACGNTACAGGGGTTCCGCCCGGGCCAGGGGCTACACCAGGCAGTATGAGAAGACTCGGGCCTGGGTGCTGCAGCAGGAGCCGCTTTGCCGGCGGTGCCGGGAGCAAGGCCGAATCCGGCTGGCAACGCAGACGCACCACATCGTTCCTTTGAGCGAAGGCGGCACGAATGAGGCCGCTAACCTCATGCCGGTCTGCGACGAGTGCCACCGGGAGCTGCACGCCGAGCCACACTAGCTGGCCCGTTTTTCTGGCGGCGGCCCCGGGGGACCGGCGGCGGGCACCCTTCCGTGAACGCCTGCAGTTTTCGTAAATCACAACACCTTGACGCTGGGAGTGGGAAGCGTGAACAAAGGCGGCCGTGGCCGGCGTACACCAGCACACCTAAAGGCCCTGACGGGGAACCCGGGGCAGAGGCCCATCAACACGCCACCGGAGTTGCCGCCGGGAGTGCCGGCGCCGCCGGAGGACTTGCCGGACGGCGCCCGTGCGCTGTACGAGAAGCTGGCTGGCCTTCTGTCCAGCGTGGGCCTGCTCACCGAAGCGGACGGCCCGGCCCTGGCGGACTTGGCCCTTTGCCTGCACCGGCTGCGGGAGTGCGAGGCCATCGTGGAGCGGGAGGGGCTGGTAGTGCAGGGCAACAGCGGCCCCAAAGCCCACCCTGCGACCCGGCTTGCCAAGGAGTACAGGGCCGCGGCGCAAGCGTGGGCGCGGGCCTTCGGGCTAACGCCCCATGCCCGCGGAAGCCTGGACGTGAAGCCCACGGGCGGCGTCAAGGACCCGCTGGAAGAGCTGCTGGAGGTGCGCTGACGCGATGAACCCGGGCGAGCGGGCCGTGAGGTTCATAAACGCCCTGCGGCACGTCAAAGGCGAATGGGCGGGGCAGCCGTTTCGCTTGCGGCCTTGGCAGGAAATGTTCGTCCGGGAAGTGTTTGGCACCCTGCGCCCGGACGGCCTGCGGCAGTANCGCACCGCATCCTTGTGGATTCCCCGCAAGAACGGTAAGAGCACCCTGGCGGCCGCCATNGCCCTTTACCTGCTGGTGGGCGACGGCGAACCGGGCGCCGAGGTTATCCTGGCCGCCTGCGACAAGGACCAGGCTTCGCTGGTATTCGACATCGCGGTCGGCATGGTGCGCCAAAGCCCGTATCTGTCGGGGCGGCTGAAGGTGGTCCCCAGCACGAAGCGCATCGTGGACCCGCAGACCGGCAGCTATCTCCGGGCCATCCCGGCGGACGCCGCCGGTTCCCACGGCTTCAACGCCCACGGCGTGGTGGCGGACGAGCTGCACGCCTGGCCGAANCGGGAGCTTTACGACGTGCTGCAGACNAGCATGGGCGCCCGCCGGCAGCCGCTGTTCCTGACCATTTCCACCGCCGGCTTCGACCGCCAAAGCATCGGCTACGAGGTGTACGAGTACGCCTGCAAGGTTCGGGACGGCATCATCGAGGACCCGACCTTCTACCCCTGCATCTACGCAGCCGACGAGGGCGACGACTGGACGGACGAAGCGGTCTGGCGCAAGGCGAACCCGGCCCTGGCGGACTTTCGCAGTCTGGAGGAAATGCGGACTCTGGCCGAGCGGGCCAAGGCGACGCCGGCGCTGCAGAACACGTTCCGGCGGCTGTACCTGAANCAATGGACGGCCCAAGAAAGCCGCTGGCTGGACCTGGCCGCCTGGGAGGCCTGCGGCCGGACGGTGGACCGGGCCGCTTTGCGGGGCCGGGAGTGCTACGCCGGCCTGGACTTGTCCAGCACGACGGACCTAACGGCCCTGGTGCTGGCTTTCCCCATTGATAACGAGGTTCACGTGCTGCCCTTCTTCTGGATTCCNAAGGAGACGGCCCNNCGGGCCGAGCAGCGGGACCGGGTGCCCTATCTGACCTGGGCGCGGCAGGGGTTCCTTACGCTGACCGAGGGCAACGCCGTGGACTACGCCCGGGTGGAGGCCGACATTAAGGCGCTGGCCCAGGAGTTCCGCATTGTCGAGCTGGCCTATGACCGCTGGAATGCCAGCTATCTGATTCAGCGGCTGCAGGAGGACGGCGCCCGGGTGGTGCCNGTNGGCATGGGCTACGCTTCGCTGTCGGCNCCCATGAAGCACCTAGAAGAGCTGGTGCTGACCGGGCGCCTGGTGCACGGGAATAACCCGGTGCTCAATTGGAACGCCGACAACCTGGCCGTGGAGCAGGACGCCGCCGGCAATATCAAGCCGAGCAAGGCCAAGAGCCGGCAGCGGATTGACGGCATGGTGGCCTTGGTGCTGGCCCTGTCCCGGGCCATGCTGCGGACGCAGCGGGTGAGTCCTTACGAAGAACGGGGGCTGCTGGTGGTATGAGTGTTCTGGAGTGGCTGAAACGGCCCTTTGAGCGGCGGGCCATGACACTTCGGGACCCGGACGGCTGGCGAGTGCTGTTCGGCACGCAGACCACCGCCGGGACCATCGTTACGCCGGAAACGGCCCTGGGCCATCCNGCCATCCTGGGAGCGGTGCGGCTGCTNGCGGAGCTGACGGCATCCCTGCCCCTGGTGGTGTACGAACGCACCGACCGTGGCCGGCGGCGGGCCACCGAGCACCCGGGGTACCAGCTGCTGCATGAGGCCCCCAACGACACCATGACGCCGTTCACGTTCAANGAGACGCTGGTCTTGCACCTGCTCCTGTTCGGCAACGCCTACGCCCTGGTGGTGCGGAGCGGCGGCCGGCCGGTGGCCCTGTGGCCGCTGCACCCGACCAGGGTTCACCTGGACGACCAGGACGGTGTTTTCACCTACAAAGTGAGTAGTCCGGGCGGCGTCGAGCAGTACCCGCCGGAGGACATCGTGCATGTCCCGATTCTGGCGCCGGACGGTGTACGGGGACAGTCCCCCGTCACCCTGGCCCGGGAGGCCATCGGCGCGGCGCTTGCGGCCGAGGAACACGCTGCCTTGTACTTCGCCAACGGGGCGCAGCCGTCCGGTGTGCTGGTGCACCCGGGGCAGCTGTCTCCCGAAGCGGCCCAGCGGCTGCGGGAGAGCTGGCGGGCCGCCCACGGGGGCCGCAACCGGGGCGGGACGGCCGTCTTGGAAGGTGGCATGGAGTACAAGCCCATCAGCAACACGGCCAAGGACGCCCAGCTGATNGAGGCCCGGCAGTTCGCCATGCGGCTGCTGGCGGCGGCCATGCGNATTCCTCCGCACCTGCTTGACCCGTCCGTGCGGGGCGCCTATGCCAACGTCGAGACGCAAAGCCTGGAGTTCCTGACCTTTAGCCTTCAGCCGCTGCTGACNCGGTTCGAGGAGGCTTTCACCCGGCGGCTGTTCACGGCCCAAGAGCGGCGCCGCTACTATGCCGAGTTCCTGGTGGACGGCCTGCTNCGGGCNGACACCCGGACCCGCTACGAGGCTTACAAGACCGCTATCCAGGCCGGNTTCATGGATGCGGACGAGGNCCGGGAGCGCGAGAACCTTCCCAGGAGGTGATAGCGTGGGCAAAGAGCTGGAAACCCGCAGC